ATATCGGGCTACCACCTGCATCCACCCAACCTGCCATAGCTTCAAGACCGGCTTCGAGGTTAGCGATAGTCAACAGAGCCACAGAGCCGTTGATTTCTCCAGCAGTAGCATCATCGTAGAGATTGCCAGCCGCATGAGTACCGGTGTCGCTTGCATACTGGTTGATTACAGTATACTGCTCGGTTCTGAGGGCTGCCTTGGCAAACCGCATCGGGGTATCCTTTAAGGCATTCAGGTCATCATTAATCATTGCCTCCCAGGATATATCGAACTGCCTACCATATTTGTAGACATAGAGGATATAACGAGCTTCGTCACGGCCACTAGCCAGGTACTCACCTTTCTCGGCTACCTTGTCGAGCCTCTGATCACCGCCGGTTACAGCAAACCTATAACCACCAATCTCCGGGGCCAGTCTTGGCACGGTAGATGTTTTAACGTAACTCTTCCAGGACGACTCAGTTGCCTTATATTGAGCCAAGACCTGTCTGTCCAGTACGTCACCGAACAGATAAGGGAAGTCTGAGGTTGTCAGTGCCTCCCGGATCAGATATTCGTGTTTGTGGGATGGAAGGCCGCGAGCATTGGAGAGCAGGTCGATAGTTTCCTTTAGCTTCTGCTCATACCCCTCGCCCCGTCCAACTTCCGATAGAGGACTAAAACCATTCCAGTCCTCCATTAGCTTCATCAATTCCATCGGGGTTTCCTCCTAGTTTATTAGTTTTTACTTGACGAACTTTTCAAGCATCATCAAGTCTCGTGGTTCAATCTCCAGCGTGCCAGGTAATTCCACCGCACTAAAAACGATCTCCGTCTCAATCGCCATTAGCTCCTCCATTTCCTCCCGGAACTTTGCAACCTTTGGATTCTCGATGGCTTTCCCATTCCCATCGTCAATGTAAGGTTTTACCCGGTAATTTTGCTGAGTAGGGTCCAAGTCACCGTAAGTCTTAAACAAACCTTGCCGAGTTTGATTGATAGCTAGTAGCTGATCATCTAACTTCTTGGCTAGTTTTGCCAACTTGAATGCGTCCTTGACTGGTAGTTTTTCAGCAAGCAGCCTCTTTAATGGCTCTTGTGCGTTGAAGATTTCACCGTTGGTTAGTAGCATGATATTAAAGCTCCTTTTTATTTTACCTTTAGCTGAACTCGACATCGTAGATTGCTACGTATCCTTTCAGCGCCCCACCAGCCGTACTAAAGAACGGGACACTACCGATTACCGTACTCACTCCACCAGCCACATAGCCAAGGGCTAACGCAGCGTTATTGACATTGAATATAGCGTCAATCCCGGAGTTTGCACCATCAAAATTAAGCTCCCAAAGGCTGCACCAGGCAGGATCGCTTGCCAGCATACACTGATACTTGGCCCAAGAAATGTAAGCAGTTGTCAGTGTAGCACCACCATCCCATATACCGTCAGTATGGACAAACATATAGGAGGGAATAGTGGAAGAATCACCAAGGTTAATCCAGTCAGAACGTTCGGCAATCGCACCGGTTGCTAAGCCTGTTACTTCAATCTGGCTTTCCCATACACCATAACCATCGGACATGGCCGGGGTGGCTATGATACCACGCTGTCGGCTACCGCGTTCGTTGGCTTCAATAGCTTCTAGGTCGTGAGCAGTGATTATGTCGGCAACTCCCCAATGGACTTTAACGGCAATAACGCCAGTTCCACCGGCTACGAGACTACCCAAGGCATAACCAAAAAGAACCTGAGTTGTCTGTTCCGATATTTTACTAATTTCAGCATCGCCGGTCCCATCAGCATCGGCAGCACCAGGTAAGTTCCCAGCCCTGATATAGAGTGCATCGCCGATTTCAATAGCCCGATTTCCGTTGTCATCCTCACCATAGACGGTAAGGTTCCATATCCCTTCGGTATCTATGGCAATATGATCTGAAGTAGCGGCACCACTGGTGAACGCCACACCAACTCCTCTCCCATAAGTACCGGGGACTCCAGCGTCACATAAAACGACTGGATCACCCTTATTTACGAAACCATCAGTGATGTAAGGATGAATTAGTTCCTCTTCTGTAACGGTTAAATGTCTGCCTTCATAGGTAGACGAAACTTCAGTACCGGCATCTTCATCACCGGTGTAAACTCCTACAGTAACTCCTGGCATAATATTTCCTCCCAAGTTATTCGGGATTCAAGGTTTGTAATTTACCTTGTCCCATAGATTAGGGTTTGTAATTTACCCCAACCTGCCTACCACCTGGCGGCGGCGGCTTCTACTAGCCCTTTGCGGCTATCTCTGCCTCTGCATCCGACAAACCCAGTGCCTTGAATGACTCGGTCAGGTCAACCGCTTTGTCTTCCTTGGACGGGCCCAAGTTCTTTACCTTGCTGGTCTCAGATAGCTTGGCAATATAATCCTTCTCGGACTGTATCGCTTCAGTTACCCCATCGGCTGTTTCGGCATCCTTGAACCTCTCTAAAAGTTTTTCTTTGGCAGCGTCCGGCAAACCCTCAGCCTTGTCTACAGCCTCTTTGATCGAGGCTTGTGCATCAGCCTTTGTTTTCGCTTTCTCTGCTTCAGATATAGAGGTCTTGAGATCGGTGTTCTCGGTAGTCAGCGTTTCATTCTGCCCCTCCAGTTCCTTGATCCTGTCTTCTGATTCCATCCTGTGTTTTACCTCCTTGGTTATTTGCGCCTTGATATCGGCCTCTATTAGTTTTACCAGGTCAGGCCGTTTCTCCTTTAACCCTGATAATTCAATCAGGTCCACATCCCTGCTTCTATCTGATTCATAAAATGTGACAATCCCACCGGCGCCGGGCTCGGTTACAAAGTCAACCGACCTACAGGCTACCAGTTCCTCAATCACCAGCGTCTTCTTATCATCTATGGTTGATTCGGTAGCCTTCCCCACTGCATTGATTGAAATGCCCATCTCTGAAAGCAATTCTTTGTCTCGCAGCGTGGCCAGCTTCGTCATTAACCACGGCTCAATAATTTCAGCGACCCCGGTAACTATCCCCGCTTCGTCACATGTTACATCTTTTAATACAGCCACCCACCCTGTATTCTTTATCGACCTTTCGGGTAACGCTTTGTCCTCTGCCTCTGTGGGGTGATCAGCGTACATCTTCATCCCCTCGAATACTTTGAAATCTCTTCTCAGCATCTCCTTGGGGTAGTATCTGTCTTCGGTAGCATTAAAACCGGGCTTGATGACTATTACAGTGGCCCGGCCCTTATCAAACTTAGCTTCGGTAAGAGGGGTGTAGGTTAGTACCGCTTCCCTGGTTTCTGCCCCCTTGACCCATTGAGACATTTCGTCATCTCCTATTCCGAGGGTGCGGTAGCCCATTCTTATTCTCCGCATTACATCAGGCCGACTTGATTCCGGTATATTGGCTTTCTGCCCCTTGTATCCCCCAGGACTTAACGAGGCAGCTATCTTGTTAAGTTGCGGCTTGGTAACACCCTTGTCTATACTCTCAGTCATTCGCAGCTTCCAGGTATCGGGGTTATCAGCATCCGGAACATAGGCAAATCCATCAGCAGGGAACTTCTCCCCGTCCTCTGTTTTGGTTAGGGACTGTTCCTGTAGCCATGAGAGCGCTGTCACAGCCTCTTTGGTAGCCTTCTTGACTAAAGCCCCGTCCGGTAAATCAGAGGACAACAGCTCCTGGCATATCTCAACTATCTTCTTAATCCGGCTAGAATCCAAGGTGGCATTGCGCCGCCCGGCTTCCTGCACAATCTCAGCATACTTGGCTTGCAGGGATTCCATCGGGGTATAAACAGTTGATCGAGTTACCTTCTCGGGATCCCCTGTAAAAGTAGCCGATCCGTCTTCAGCCAGCGCGTAGTTTGTTTTGTATAGCTGCTCCCCAATACGATATATCAGATAATCGTCATAGACCTCTGAAATAGATAACCCGGTAGGATCGGGGTTGGCCTCCGGCGTTACCCCATACTGGTCTATTAGTGAAGCCTGCAGTAAATCCCTCTTGTCATCGGCGCTTAACGATTCCCTTTGTTCTCCTGCCATCTTAGCCACCATAGGGCCACCGCACTCAGAACATTCCTGGGAATTGCACTTCACGCCTATCCCAACAGTAGATTCCTTTCCGCACTTAGAACAAACACAGATATGATCCCCAGGAGGGTGGACTGCTTCCCGGGCTGCTTTGATTCCTGTATCTTTTGCCATGCTTACCTCCTAGATTCGGGCAATAAAAAAGCCCCCGTATCGGAGGCTGTATATATCAAATACCCCCAGGGTTGCGCTTGAATCAGAGGCTCTGGGGGTCTATGCTGGAGACGCCATCACTGACGGCTCTGTTGCCTTTTCTACACTTGGCAGATAGGCTACTTCTTCAACATCGCCGGGGCTATCGCGCAAGTACATCCCGGGTGTATCGTATCCTCGGGGTTATAGAAATCCTGATTGACTGGTATTACTCCCTGGTCGGCGTTACCTATACAAGCATCACAGTTACCTTGCTGTCCACCTGACCCTAATATCCATTCCTTGCCCGTCACACCCATCTCAACCGATCTGTCGTGGGATGCTTGGAACAATGCCTGTCTAGTTTCTGTCTTGGCTATCAGTATTGACCGGGCTTGGGTCATTTCATCGCCACGCCCCCAGAGCTTGAACTGATCCCTTAAATCCTTGGCTATCCCCGGAATCCCCCGCTTGTTCTTGATACCGTTGCTGATTATATTAGCTATCCGTTCCTTGGTTGTTGCGTTAATCAGGGTTACTTGCCGGGCAGAATGAGCCTTGGACCACTTAACAGCCTCGGACATTGGCGGGCCTTCATAGGTTATCGGAACACCCGCTTTGGTTTGCCCCCAGCTAACCATCTCAGCCGAGCCCTCAAAGTAAACCTCAGCCAACTCACCAGCTATTATTGCCTCTAGCTCGGAAGTAAAAGAGGACAGCATCGGGTCAATAATGCCCCCGGTGTCTGCCCCTATACTTTCGGTTATATATCTGGAGTAAATAGTGCCTAGCTTGTGATAAGGGAAAGCGTCAGCCAGCTTG